CGCAACAAAATCACTCTCAAAGTTCTGAGTGTAGTCCTGAATAGCGGTGGACAACTGGGTGTAGTTCATGTCGTCTTCAACCCATCGGGCCGCGAGCCATCACGCCTTTGGTAGCCGCACCGGTGCCACGGATTTTGATACCCGAGGTCTTGGTCGGCTTGTACTCGTTGCTGCGGTTGGTCGCCACAGATACGTTCATCTCCCGCAGGTATTTTCTGTTGTCCTCGGGGGCCAACTTAGCGGGGGGAGCGGATTTAATATTCTCGGCCATATCAGCCTCCCTTGCGACCGGGGCTACGCTGGTTCATGACCTTGGCCATGTTGCGCCCGTACTTGAGCATGTCGGCGTTGGTCTTGCCACCGGCCTTCAGCGTGGTCGGCTTTTTGCCGGGGTGCATATTCTTCTCGTGCTTGCGCACAGCGGTCTTCGCGTCCATGTTCACTCCTTACGTCGTGGATACCGATACTGTACCCAATTGCACAGATAAAACCAAGTTATTCGGGGTTAAGGCGGCATCAAAAAACCGACTGCCGCCCACCGGTGCCCAACCCCACTGAAACACCCGGCTACCGCCGGTCAGGGTGCCGTCCGGGCCGGTGCCTGCAACCACATAGGTGCTGTCCGGGCGGGGGTTCCTGAGCGCCTGCGGGTCGTCCACCGGGTACATACCAAGCTGCAACTGCGGCTGATCCGGGTCCCAGCACTGTTTGCAGACCAGCAGGTTGTACCGCTTGGTCTTGATGATCTCGGTTTTGAGTTCGGTAAGCTTAAAGCGCTGCCCACACCTGTCGCACATCGCGATGGCGTTCTTGCCTGAAGCGAACCGATTACCCATCAGAAGGTTCCGCCGATGAACATCCGACGCGGCACAAACCGCACGGCAGCCTTCTCACGGTCCTCGGTGCTGGCGAACTCCCAAGCCTCGTCATACTGGGCTTTCAGGGTAGCCATGCGCGCCTCGGCACCGGGGATTTTGAGCGCCAGATAGTAGGCCAGCCCCGCCACCATGCACGGCACGAACCGGAACGGCACATCCGCCACGTTCACGCCGCTGCCGATATCCTGAGTGCGGCGAAGCCGCCAATAGACCAATTGGTAGGGCTGGGAGCCGTCCGGCGTCGGCCAGACAGTCACGGCAGGAACCTGCGCCCAGTACACGGCAGTACCGGCGGTATGGCTGGCTGCGGTGGTGTTGTCCTGCCCCCGCACGCAGCTCGTCAGGGTGTTCCCGCTGATCGCCCCGTAGCCGATGATCTCGCTATCGACCTTGATGAAGCCAGTAGCGGGAAGGCCCACGGTGGAGCTAAGCGTGACGGTCGTGTTGGTGGACGAGAGGGTGCCACCCGAGATGGTCAGCCCCGTGGGGGAGATTTGCCCGTTGTAGCGCTGAATCCAGATTTGGATGGGGCGCGCTTGCTGGAGCTTGTTGGGGATCGTGGCGTAGGTAGAAACACTAATACGCGTGATAGACAGGTCGGCCTGAGTGGCGGCGTTTCCCGCACCCGTGCGCACCACATGTTCGATCAGGTCCACCGTGTCGTCGGGCAGCGGGTAGGTATTCTGGCCTTGGACAAGGCTGATGGTCCCCTGCTCAAACGTCCACATGTTCAGGCCACGGTTGGCCCAGTCTGCGAACAACAGGTTCAGCGACCGACGAGCGGTCTTGAGGTCATAGCCCGTGCGCAGCTCACTACCGGCACGCTCAAACGCCTCCTCGACGATCTCGGACAGATCGAGGTTAAAGCTACTTGCGCCGGAGGTGGTTGCCATGATCAGACCATCTTTCCACGGGTTTTGCCACGCTGTGCACAGCCGTCAGCGCGGCTAGAGGCGGAAGAGACAGAACCGCCTTTTTTCATGTCTTCAACCACCATGCGGCGGGTAGGAGTCATTTTGGCTTTAGCACGCTCACCTGCCTCTTTGGACGCAGCTTTGTCGTCAAACAGGCGCAGCGTAGACGTATCTCGCACATCTTCGTAGTCCGCCCGCGCCTGTGCTTTTTTGGCTGCTTCATTTAGGTCTCGCTGCATGCCCGGTTTAATTCGCCCATACGCTCCGAGATCGAGCCCTCGCGTTATTTCGCTAATTCCAGCCGCAACGTCACGGACTGTTGCACCTGCACCGGGGCCACGCGCTGCGGCTTCGCGGGCTTCTTTGGCCGCCATCCGACGCTTCAGATCAATTTCCTGCTTACGTCCACGCGACAGGTCATCGTATTCAACGGTTGCCATTATCGGTACCTTGCTGTTTTCTTAGCTATGCCCTTGGGCTGGGCTACGAATTGTTTTCCGGCGGCTTTGCCCGCACGTTTCGCACGCGTTGTTGCAGCGTACTCAGAAGGGCTGAGGCTTTTGATCGCAGCTTCTGGAAGGTATCGCTCACCAGTTTTACTAGACGGTTTGCCACTTTTGGTTCTCCACTTCTGGTCGCCCCAAGCCTTCAATGACTGCTGAGGCGCTTTCAATCTCGGTACCCCCCACCTGCCGCCTTGTACTTCTTGGCAACAAGCTGAGCCTTACGGGCAGACCATTGGCCTGCACCGGTGCCGTGGGTAGCTGCGGATTTAACCTGACTGACTATGCGCTTCCTAAGTTCCGGTTTCGTATAGTTACCAGCCGCGTTCACCTTCCCGCCTTCAGCGTACTGTGTGAAGTCGGTGTTGTCCCGCCGGGCTTTGGTCTTGCCCTTGGGCATTTTGGAGGGGTTGATGGCCCCCATGCCACGGCTGGCTCTCATGGTTACACCATCTTGCCACGAGTGTGGCCTTTGGTGATGCAACCGTCTGCACGGGTGACACCGCCCTTTTTCATGCCGCGAGACTCGCGCTTGAGTTCCGCCGCAGCTTCGCGCTCGGCTTTCTCTTTCCGTTCGTTTTCGCGTTTGTCCGCAAGAACTTTTCCGCCCACAATCGAACCAACTGTGCCAAGAACTGGTCCGGCCATAGCAGTGGCAAGACCCGCCATATTTTTTTTCATGTCCCCGGCGTTCTTTGCATTTTCTGCCATGCGTTCATCAAAAGTAAGTCGGCGGCTACCACCGCCACCACCGCCACCACCCATGCCGCCAAAGCCTTTGCCGCCTTCAAGCTCTTGATACGGCTCACGAATTCCTTTTGGCATATCAGCCTCCTCAAATCATCCGGCCACGAGTATGGCCTTTGGTGATGCAGCCGTCTGCACGAGACGAAGCCGAACCGCCCGCAGCCATCTTCTTGGCTTTAGGCGTTGCAAACATCTTGTCTGCCATGTTCATTGCCTTGGTGTCATGGGCCAAAGACTGCCGCGCGGGCGCGGTCGTCAAGTCCTCATACATCTTCTTGACGGACTTCATCCGGGGGACAGCGTCTTCCATGATTAGCAGGCTTTGCCGCCACGCTTCATGACGATCATCTTGCCCTTGGTCTTGCCTTTGGACTCAATGCCGCCACCCTTGGCCATCTTCTTCATACCGGCTTCGGCCATCTCATGTTTGATCATGGACTTGGGAGCGCCCTTCTTTTTCATGAAGGCCATCTCTTTACCGATCATCGCTTTGGACTCTTTCATATCGCCACCTTTTGCAAATTTGCGGCCCTTGTCCGCGTTGAGGAAATCTTGTCCCACACTCGCGGGGACTCCGACCTTCTTGGCAAACGCGGGGTTCTTGGCCACCGCAGCCATGAAGTTGTGCTGCTTCTTACTGCTGCTGGGCATATCAGACCTTAACGATCCAGCCTTTGCCCAACACAAAGCCAACAACCAGCATGCCGACCCAGATCAGCAGCTTCTCAACAATAGTCTTGCCCACCTTCTTGTAGAACTCACCGGAGAGTTCCTCAAGCGCAAGCTTTGCTGCTTCTTTGGCAATCAAGCGCTCGCGGTCAGTTAATTCCGTATCAGCCATGTCAACACTTCCACGCACGCAGCGACTTGTTAATCCGGGAGTTTGGGTCGTTCGCGGTCTTCGCCGAGGTGAGCTTCTTCTTCATGCCACTCATCCTTGCACAAAAGGAGTCGCGCCTTGACCCGCCCTCTGGTTGCGGAGCTTTCAACCCGGGTTTCCCGGGGTTGGCTTTGTTGTAAGACGCACGGCCCTTCGCGTTGAGGCCGCCCTTCTCCGACTTGCCCTCTTTGCGCTGCCATGCTGGCGTCTTAGCCATAGAAGATCGTGACTGCGGCGGCATCACCCGTGTCGCAGTACACCCCGTTGTCAGCACGAATGCCTTCGCCGGGGATCACCACCGTGTGGCACCCAGCGGCAGTCACGCCGATACGCAGCAGCACATTTCCGGACGCAGCAGAAGCGTTGTCGTACAAGACAACAGGGTTGGACCCGCCCGTGGTGACGGAGACATACGCCCCCTTCACCCGCACCGGGTACGTAACCATCGCCGCGTCAGACGCCGTATACGCGGCCTTAACGTCGTATTGCATGAGACCCCCTATTAGGCCGGGGTGACGGTGGTCGCGTTCGAGCCGTACCAGACAGAAGCGGCAGTAGCGCCAGAAGCGGTATAGATCACGCCCGTAGCGATGTCCACAACCGTCTTACCAGTCACTTTGCCCGTGGTGTTGATGGCGTTTGCAATAGCGCCAAGGTTGGCAGCCGTAGCGGTGGGGAGAATGATGGTGCCGGTGACTGTGCCAGCCACATCACCCGTGACGTTGCCAGTAACAGAACCAACGAAGCCATTGTCGGAAACAACGGGACCAGTAAAGCGAGTTTGGGCCATGATGTCCTCACATGCGAGTTATGGGGCGTCCGTCTGCATGTCGTCTGCTCGGCCAGTCTGACGCCCCGGATTGATCCGAGTTAAGCCAATATATCGTAAAAAGAAAAGGGGCACAAGGCCCCTTTTCTCATCTCATCAGGACGAACCCGACGAACCCCAGATGCCGAGGGGATCAGACCAGCCGAACGAATAACGCTCGCGGGCCTTGTAGCGGACGTTGCCGGTGTCGAAATCACCGTCCATTTTGGTGTCCAGAGCCATACGCTCGAAGTGCTTCAGACCGTTGGGAACGTCGGTGGTCAGGAACCATGCGTTCGGATCGGTCAAGAAGTGGTTCACGGTATAGCCACCGGAGATGGTGCCCAGTTGCTTGATAGCGTTGATGTCGTTATCAGCAGTGGCGACACGCAGTTCGGTGTCCAGCAGACGCTTGGACGTGAACATCAGCGCCGGGGGGACAACCAGCTTAACCGGCTTGGCAGCGATCAGCAGACCACGTTCGTCGGTCCACGCAGCGATTTGAATCGTGGCGTTTTCCAGCGAGGTTTCGTTCAGATCGACACCCACGGTGGGGCTGTTGTAGTTCTGGCCGCCACCAACCAGCGGGTGGCCAACGCGGGCGCTAGAGCTGTTCACGCCGAACAGGGACACGCCGTCACCGCCCGGGTAAGAGCCGTTAAAGCCGTTGTTCAGAACCGAAGCGGCCTTGACCTGCTTGGTATAGGCCATAGCACGAGCCAGAGCTTTGGTGTAGCGGGCAGACAGACTGTCGTACAGGTTGTCTTCCACAGCTTCTTCCGTGATGGAGAAGCCCAGAGCGATGGTTTCGTGGGTATAGCGAGCAGTGAAAGCTTCCTGCGCGTTGTCGTAAGCGATGGCAGAGCCTTCGTTCTTGACAGGTGCAGCACCGAAGCCAGCCAGCTTGGTCTCTTCTTCAAAAGAGCGCTCAGAGCTTTCGGTTTCGTAGATTTCCTTGTGCTCCTCGCCGTAGCGAGAGTATTCCATGCCGAACAAAGCGTTCAGGCCGGGCAGGAGTTCTTTAAGTAGCTGTGCACGAGAAATAGCCATTTTTAATTACTCCTTAGATGCCAACGGCGTTGGTGTAGGCATGAGCGCCGGGGTTGAACTTCACCAACACTTCGGTGTAGGTATCGGTCAGCGGGGAAGCGAAACCGATGATCTTGAACGCGGCAGCGGTGGTGACAACCGTGGACTCCAAAGCGCTGGTCGAGTTACCGGTGGTGGTAGAACCCGTGCTGGTGCTCTGAGCGGCAGCGAAGAAGGTGTTCGCGCCAAGAGCGGCTTGGGTGACTTGGCCATCCAGTTGAGCTTGGAACGTCACCTGCGGGTCGGTGATGACATACGCAGTAACCACGCCGGTGGTGCCGGAGGGGTAGTACTGGCCGTAAATCTGCTGACCTTGCGCGTTGATGTACGAGCAACCCACGAACACGCCCCAAGCGCCAAGGGTATTGCCGCCGAGGTTGTTGGTGGTCAGGTCTGCACCGGTAGCGGTAGACAGAGCGATGTAGCCGTTGGCGTTAATGATAACGACTTGGCCGTTGAACAGGTTGGAGGCCAGACCTGCGGGATCAATCAAGAACTGACTCGTAGCGCCAGCATAGGGCATGCCGTCGTTACGGTTTACGGCTCGTAGGCCGTAGGGGGTATTGGTAGATGCCATTTAAGGACTCCTAATTACTTTGAACCAGAACCAAATCCCGTTCCGCGACTGGTTGAAGACTTGCGGTCCGCAAACAGAGGCATACGCGGGTCGTTGTTTCGCATGAAGTGGTTGTCCACCGACTCCATCTGGTTCTGAGCCTGACGGGCGTAATACTCCTGCCGGGCGCGGTACTGATCAACAGTCTGCTTGCAAAGCATCAGACCGCCAATTTCCACGTTGCCCGTTGTGGGGTTACCCATCATCATCAGTTCCGGATGGTCTTCCGCCTTCACCGGCACCCAGTTGTCACGCATCTTTTTGGACACGTTCGTCGGATCAGCCTGACCAAGGATGTGCGTAGCAACCCAGTGGTAGACATAACCCGGCTCGGGGGTCGGATCGGGCAGTGCGCTCGGGGGAACATACACTGATCGAGAAGTTTTTTCGCGTGACACGAGATCACGAGGGGTACGGGTTTCAGCCATTTTGGTTCTCCAGTTTAGCTACTTGGGCAGCATACTGCTGCGGCGTTAGGTTAAATTTCTTAGCCAGCGCCACTTGGGTTGCTGTCAAACGGATTTTTCCAGCGGACGCACTACGTGCAGCCGGGGCGACCACCGTTGTAGGTTTTTTGGAAACCTCACCGGACCTTGGCTTGTCTTCATTCCCGAAAAGCTCGGGGAACTTCGACTTCATGCGACCGTCAATCTGGTCGTAGTAACTATCAGAGCGGGGATCGATACCCCCGGAGACTAGTTTTTGATGCAGCCCTAGTGCGTAGCTGGTGTATTCCTCGAAACCGTCTTGCCCGAACCACTGGTTTTTGGCCTGCCAGCGCAGGGATTTTTCGTCGGGTTTGACGGTCTCTTGCGAACTTTGTTGAGTTTTTAGCTCATATTCCGACTCTTGTAAAGGGGTCGGCTTAAAGTTTTTTGCAGCCTCGGAGCGCATCTTGGCTTCGGCAAGCTTTTCCTGCGCGGCCACGATAGCGTCCGTGTCAAAGGCTTCGTGGGCCTGCTTGAGTTCGCGGCGGGCGACATCAAGGTCAGACTCGGCCTTTTCCTTGGCGGTCGTTGCATAAACCTCTTGCCCCGCGTTGTAGCGTTGCTTGAGGTTCTTGTTCTCTTCAATGAGCTGTTGTGCAAGACGCTCCAGTTCCTGACGTTCACGAGACAACGCTTCGGCCTTGCGGCGCTCATCGTGACGTGCGTGGGTCAGTTCCTTGATGCGGCTTTGTACCTTCTCGGAGTAAGTCTCGATCTCTTCTTCCGTCGGATCGGCTACCTCACGCTCCAGCGGCTTGCGGCCACGGTCTTGCGGAGGGGTGTCATCGACGATCTCGATCTCGACCTCTGTTTCGGCGCTTGCGCCGTCGGTGTTCTTGTCCTCGATCTCGTCGGGGAACTTGAACTCTTCCTTTTCAACAGCCATTTTTACTCCTTCATGCGCGGGTAACACCGCGAGGGTCTTGCACAACAGCCTCGACCTGATCGTCGTTGATCAAGCGAAACTCTTTTCCAAAGATTTTGAACCGCGTACCAGAATAGGTACGTACCAGCACAAAGTCGCCTTCCTTACACCAAGCGCCGCCCGGGAACTTGGCAGTATCTTTGTAGGCGTCAGGCCCCATACGCATCACAAATAGCACGGTTGTGGCGTGTTCTTCTTGGCGCAGGGAGGCTTGGTCACGCACCAAATCCAGCGATGTACCTGCGATCTTGGTATCGACATCAGGGACGATGCACAGCAGCTTCCAACCCGTGGGGGTCGGCAGTGCTCCAGCTTTGGTCTCGTTGTCGGAGTCTTGTTCAGGCTCGTCCAACGGTTGTACGTGAGGGGGCAGGGTGATGCCCGGAGGCAGGATGATTTCACTCATCGTGT